CGCCCTCGTCCAGCTTATGCTTGTCGATCCAGAAAGAACGACCCTGGAGAACAGCCTTTGACGCGGCCCACTTTGCGCCCTCGAGCGAGCCGTAGACGCCAATGATTACGAAGTCCTCGTAATCCACGTCAGCCAGCACGAACACTTCCATGGCCCACCTTTCCTCGCTACTTGCCTTCACGGATCTTCTCGAGCGGGTCAATCCTCTTGCTCCGCTCACACCACGCCCTGCAGCGATGGCACTCCATCAGTGAGATCACGGCGTAGGCCCCAGCCCTCATGTTGACCTCCTTCACGGAGATCCCTTTCCAGTCGTGGCCCCAGATGAAGCACCAGATTCTTTTGACCATCATTCACCGGTTCTACTTGCTTTGATGTTTCCGCATCCACTTCAGGACCACTTCCAAGGCGGCGAGGGTGGCCGCAAGGAACTCCTCCTTGCACTCCTTGGGCTTCACGTAGATGATCTTCACCCCACGGTTGTAGGGGTACCGGTTCAGTTCCCTCGCCTTCTTGCGTCCGGTGTTCGTCCCCTTGGCCCACGCTTCGCGCAGGACTGTCTTCGGAATCTTCTTGCTCATGCTCTTCTCCACTAAAGCGAAAGTCTCAACTGTCCGCGCTTCCGATCCCGCGTCTCGCTGGCGTTCTTCTGGTGGTGTTTCACGTCGTACCGCAGGTGGCACCGCTGGCACATGGCCTTCAGGTTCCTACGGCGCGAGTCCTTCGGGTTGTGGTTCAGGTGCGCGATGGTCAGGATGATGACGCCCTTGGCCCACAGAGCGTAGGTCTTGTGCATCTCCTGGCACCGCCGTGGCCCTGGGTTGGTGCGATGCAGACCACATTCTCCGGTGCATTCGCACTGCTCCCCGGCCCGCTTGAGGATCTCCTTGCGGATCTCCTTCCAGTTCCGGGGGTACAGGGCCAGCTTTTCTTTCGTGAGTGGCATATGGTTACAAACAGCATTCATCGATTAGATCGATCTTCCCGAATGCCCGGATCTCACTCTCGAACTCGGCCCACTGTCCAGGGCTGGGATTACCACCATGGTCAGGCCCCCGGACGATGTGAATAGCCATGAGGGAAAGGGCTGCCTCCGTGACTTTCTGAAGAGACATCTTCAGAGAGCCGATCTCCTCTGCCATCTTCATCCGCTTCTCGAAGCACGCCTCTAATTCAGTCATTGTCCGACTCCTCCAAAGATCAATCACCAAAGGTTCGGCACTTCCGCCAGGATCTCCCGCTTGAGAGCGCCCATCTTGTCTTCCTGTTCCTGCACTTCACCGATCAGCGCCACGACGAAACAGCGTTCGCCTTTCCACTTCCATGGCGAGAGAGTCGCATGGAGAGCGTTCGGGGTGCAGACTTCCAGCGGCCCCTTGATCTCCTCGACCATGCCGACGCTGCGAGGGCCCCCGGAGCCGTTGTTCGCCGGGGTCCCGTCCTTCTTCGCCCGCCAGAAGCCGAGCCGAGCGCCGCCAGCGCAAAGCTGGGCGGCGCGTTCGCCTCCTGCGGAGGCGAGGATTGCTTCGATGTAGGATTTCTCCCCGGACCCGTCCCCGTACCCGGACCCGTCCCCGTACCCGTACCCGGACCCGGACCCGTCCCCGTACCCGTACCCGGACCCGTACCCGTACCCGGACCCGGACCCGTCCCCGTACCCGTACCCGGACCCGTACCCGGACCCGTCCCCGTACCCGGACCCGGACCCGTCCCCGTACCCGGACCCGGACCCGTACCCGGACCCGTCCCCGTACCCGGACCCGGACCCGGACCCGTACCCGTACCCGTACCCGGACCCGTCAAGGCTCGCTTCGCTCGCCTTCAAGCCCAAGGGCCACTCTCCCAGGCTTTCGCGGCCTCTTCGCTGGCCTCCATGACGGACGTGACATCGCGGAGCGTGATCGCAGGGACAGCGGGCCCAACCTTGCTGTTCTTGCTGGGGCCCGTCGCGGCGAGCCCGAGGATGCCTTTGACGTCCTGCGACCAGTAGACGCACATGCGGGCCTTCTCGATCCGGATGGTGGCCTTGTCGCTGGGATCCCCGTACCCGAAGAACACTCCCTTGTGGGCCGTGGTCACGACCACAGCGGATTTCTTGGATGCCATATTCATTCCTCCTAGTAAGTTCTTGCCTTTGGTCCTAGTCCTTCTGGATGTGGTACAACGCGTTCTCGCGCTCGTCCTGCGTCAGCGCCGAAGCGTGGATCAGCTTCCCCTGGATCTGCATTCCGAAACGGTTGCGGAGATGCCGCAGATCCTCCCGGCCGCTCGTCACCAGAGCCGAGAGCCGCTTGAACGCCCACTGGTCGAAGTCGATCCGGTCTGTCACCTTCTGGCTCACCATATTTCCTCCGTCAAAAGTCATAGGTCCAACCTGCTCATCCATGTAGACTATACGCCATATCTCTCAAATAGTTTCAAATAATCTGTTAGATAATGCGAATGTTGGTGAAATTGTCCTGTCGAGAGCGTATAACTAGGTGGATGAACAAGAAGGACAAGAAGATGAGCCATGCTAGGGACTGGAAGACCGTTGGCATTGAAGAGAAATGGCTGGAGCAGCTCCGCGTAGAAGCGGAGAAGAACCGCCGCAGCGCCCAGGAAATGCTTGGGCTTATCCTTGAGGAGCGATACACCGCTCCGAAGTAGGTAATAGAGGACCGGTGAGGGGGTACCGCACCGGCCCCGAGGAGAGAGGGTGGTGAACCCTTCGCCTCATCGCGCAAGACGCGACAATCCGAAGTGTTCATCTACCACCGGTCCATAAACTTGAGCATTGCCCAGAGCACCAGGGCGAACGGAACGAGCACAATCCCAGCCACCTTCAGGTACAGCCGCACCTCATACCAGAACATGGCGCGGTCAACATCGCTGCGGCGCACAGCCGTCTGTTTGTTAGGATTGAATTTCATATCCCCCTCACAACAGCGTCAGATGCACGGGTTTCGGAGGCTCAAGCGAGAGGCGGTAGCGGACCACTCTCGAGCCGTTCTCGCTGAAGCCTTCCTCGATCGTCTGGATGGAAAGGCCACGATCGCGCAGTCGGCGGATGTAATCTCGAGCGGCGGCGACCTGACACTTATCCTCGATCTCTTTCGTGGTGGCTGAGAGATTGAGGGTCAAATAGTCGTACACCCTAAGCAGTCTTGGGGACTTCAGGTCTTCCCGTTTCATGCTTCACCCCCTCTTTTTCCGCGTAACAAATCACATGCTCGATGACTCTTTGATGTTCGATGCCTGCGATCCAGGAGAAGACCATTTGTCCGGGCTTGATCTCTCCATGGCACTTGCCGCAGACACCACGCCTACTCGCTCTCCACATCATTCCCATGGTCTGCCCTCCACCTAGACCGGGACCCTTTCCCCTTTATAGGGGCTTCTGTACCCACTGACCCATTCGCTACAGGCTGAACCGCTGCTCCAGCCGCCCCTCTACGCTTCCGGCTGGAATGCCGACACTCTCGTCAAGTCAGTCCTTGACTCATCCGGCATCGCCTCTTACTGAGCAGTCTCCAAGAAGCCCCAAAGGACCCCTTGGGGAACTGCTCTTCAGAGGTCGCCTTTTGTTCCGCCTCGGAGAGGCCGTGGCCGCGAAGCCCTTGGCCTTCTTTTCGGAGTACAGCCCCGTCCAAGACGACGCCTGTAGCGTTCACTGCTTAATTCTCGATCTGAACCGTGATGCTCACTCTCTCGATGCCCGTCTGCTCGATGCGCGTGGCATGGACTTCCTTGATGCCGCGATCGCGCTTGAATAGGCCGTCCTCGATGGCCTTCAGGATGTTCGAGGTGTCGATCCTCGCCTTCTTCTTCCACGCGATGGCGATGGAGACGACGGCGGCGGATCCTTTTGGGATCTCGTCAGGGAGACCGCCCAAGTTCGCCAGCAAGCGGACACGGCGCTTGAAGGCCACGTACCGCTTGGCGGTTTTTGTCCAAGGGGCAGCGTGAACGGGGAAGCCCACCAGAGGCTCCGTTACGCTGATCGTCCAGTTTTTCATGTTGTTCCACTCGATCTCTGGGCCTGCGGCTCATCCCGCGAGGCCCCATCCCATACCCCAGGTCACTTCCCAACCCCCTCTCGATCCCCCGGGCCAGGTGCCTACTCGTCGTCTTCTGGAGGCTGCCCTACGGCGTAGGGCGTGATCGTCAGTCCGGGTTCTCCGGTGGTCGTGCAGTTCGCAAGCATCCGCTCGACGTCCTTCTTGCCTTCGTCGCTCATCTCGTGATGCGCCCACTCCTTCACCATGGCGAGGAACCGTTTCCAATCGGTCGTCTCACGGCCCTTGGTGTCGGCGAGCTTCACCCCAAATGCTCCACGCTGGAGCATCCCGCGATCCTTGCCAGAGAGGGTCTTGACTTCGACCTTCAGCTCCTTCTCGTACTTCTCGAAGAGCTTGCGCTTCTTGACGACGACGTAGAGTTCCTTGAGCAGCGGCTCGCAGAGCTCGCTGTAGGCAAGGGGCGTCTCCGCGAGAGCTTCAGCGCTCTCAGGTCCAGGGAGATCCTTGCTGAAGTGCTCGATCACCTGCTGGGCGTCGGTCTTCGGCGCGTCGTCGAGCGATAGGTCGTCCAGTTCTTCATTCATGGCTACACCTTCACGTCGTTCATGTCGTCCGATGCGGCCGGGGCTTCCTCGCCCTTCTTGCCTTGGCCGCCGATGAAGGTGAGCCGATCGGCCGTGACGCGGATCTTGGACCGCTTCTGCCCCTGATCCGTCTCCCACCGCTCTTGCTTGAGCCGCCCTTCGACGTGAAGCTGGCGGCCCTTCTTCAGGTACTCGCAGACCTTTTCCGCACCGTCCCCGAACTTCACGCAGTCGATGAAGGAGACTTCCTCGACCTTCTCGCCGCTCGACTTGGTGTAGTTGTTGTTCAGCGCCAGCGTGAACTCGAGGACCGCCGTTCCCGTGGGGGTGTAGCGCAGTTCCGGATCCGCCGTCAGGTTCCCGAGGATCATGACCTTATTCACGCAGCTCATTGCTTGATCTCCTTGATGGTCTGGATGAGTTTCGAGCCGACTCCGTTGAGCTGGTAGGCGATCTCCACCATGCAGAGGGACTTCCCGGCCGTCTCCGCGATGGCCTTGTGCTCCGGAACGGACGTGGCGAACGTCGTGGTGTCGCCGCCCGTCACCTTCCAGACCTTCGGCTTAATCTCCTCTACCGCTGCGATGGTGCCGCGCCACGCGACGTTCTTCGTGTCGGGCTTCTTGGGCTCTTCCTTCTTGGTCGGCTTCTCTTCCTTGGCGGGAGGCTTCGGCTTTCCGCCAGCGCGGCCTTCAGTGCCTTCACCGTCGTCATCCTCATCGGATTCTCCGCTCCCATCGTCATCATCAGCAGGAACCCCCAGAAGCGCCGCCAGACTCACGCGGCGGGCATAGGTGATGGCGGAAGCCAACTCCTGCGGCTTGACCCCTCCAGGGAGCGGGTAGACGCCGGAGATCGACTGCCCGGACTCGTGGGCAATCATGGTCTTGATGAAGTGGTTCCGCTGCTCGTCGATGCCTGTGGGCTGAAGCACGGTCAAGCCATGCTTTGCCAGCGGCCCGTCGACCACCTCATGGAGAGCCGCCAGATCCGCGTACTTCGATTTGAAGAACGGGTTGACCTTGTTCCGAACCAAGGTCTTGAACTCCTTCTTTGCCGCGATGAGGGCCTTCACCAGTTCGGGCCCCATGCCGTTCGTGTCAGCGACCATTTGGTCACCGTGCCTTTCTCCCATCGCTACTTGGCGTGGGCCTCTCGGCCCTCCTGTGAAGAAGGCCGAGTGGTTCACCCCAACTGAGTTCGGAGAGTAAGGAGACTAGTTAGAAGTCCTCCCGCCCTCGGTCGGAGATTTCCTCCGCATCCGAATGGGAGATGGGATCGAAGTGGCCGCCGCCGCTCATCACCAGATGAAGCTGGCAGAGCTCGTCGGTACTGGAGTCGCAGGTGCAGATCAAAAGGCACCTCCCATGAAAAGAAGGACATTCGGGATCAGGAGAACCACGATCACCTTGAGCCAGCCCAAGCGGCGGGCCTTCTCGTTCTGGTAGTCGACGTACCGCTCGAGGCTGATTTTTCCGCTCCCTTCGCACAGGGCGCAGGCGTGAGACTCTTCCCCGTCGCACGATGGGCACACCTGGGGATCATCCTCGGGCGGGTCAAGCGGGCCGTCGTAGTTCATCGGAGGCCCTCCCGCTGGCAGACTTCCATCAGGTTTTGGAATCCGGCCTCGGTCAGATGGCCGCGATCCCGGGCAGCTTCCGCCATGAAGCGGAAGTAATCGAATTGTGGGGACCCGCCCATCCCATTCTGCGGCGGCTTAAGGAGTGCCCCCTCTCGGGGTAGGGTCCCCGAGTTTTCCCTGTCGGTCGCCATGACGCCTCCCGTTGCGGGAGACATCACCCTTTAAAAAGCAATGGGCCGTGCTGGCCCAAGCCTAAAGGCGTGATGTCCCGCAGTTCGTAACGAGCCCGGAAAAAGTCGCCTTCCCCCGGAGATGGGCTGAGTTGCTACACAGAGCACAAGACAAGGGAAGGGCGACTCTCTTCGGGCTCGGGTCAACTCTGTGTAGCACGTGTTTAATATACGACCAAATCATTAATTGTCAACAGAATAAAATAGAGAATGCTGAAAATCGTTCCGATAGTAATTGAACTCATTTCGGCAGTATCGGGAAATTCCCGGGGACGAGACCGGGGACCCTGCGTACTGAGGTTGCGGCTTAGTGGAGTGCCCCCGCTCAACCTCTACCTTGAGGGTGACGGGTGGCTGAAAGCGACTGTCGTACACTTCGGGAGCTCGTCGGCGACTGGCTCTCGTCGTGTGGTCTCAGCGCGAACACGGTCCAGACGTACCGGACCGCCCTGGTTGACTTGGTGGAGCACTTCGAGCGGGAGAGCTTCGACCCGGCCGACATCCGCTACAAGCAGGCGAAGGGGTGGCTCTCTTCTCTCCAGAAGCGGCAGTACGTGGGCTCGACGATCAACTCGTATCTATCGGCGGCCCGGGGCTTCTGGGTGGAGCTGCTCAACCTGGAGATTGCGGAGCACAATCCATTCCGAGAACTGCGGAACGCGAGGTATCAGCGCCCGCTCCCTCATCCACTCGAAGAAGGCGAAGTCGTGTCGCTCATCGTGGGGGAGCCGGATCTCCAGCTCCGGACCCTCTGGGCATTCTTCTACAACACCGGCTTCCGGATCGACGTGACGCGCAGAGTGAAGCGGGATCAAGTCGACTTCGGAAACAAGCTCGTGCGGGTGGTCCACAAGCGCGGAAAGGAGCAGATTCAACCGCTCCGGGATCCGATGCTTCGGATGCTCGAGGCTCACTTGCTGAAGGCGAAAGAGTCGCCGTACTTGTTTCCGGGAGACGACTGGAAGGGCGGCCGGGCGATGCAGGGTGACACGATCCGGGAGAAGTTGCGCGAGGCGGCGAAGCGAGCGGGGTTCTCGAGGGATGTTCGGCCGCATCAGTTTCGGCACTCGATCGCGACGCATATGCACGAAAGGGGGGCTGATTTGCGTGAAATCCAGGTGTTCCTGGACCACGACAACATTCAGACGACGGCGATCTATTTGAGGGTGAGCAAGAAGAGGCTACGGGAAGTGGTGGAGAGGACGAAGCCACCGGCGCTCGATATGGATTTCCTGGGATCGTAGGGAATCGCTCCCTTCTGTATTGAAGGGATCGTTTCTACCATCGGGTGTAAGTCCTTGATTAGACGTCGGTGTCGGATGGCTGCCTGACCGCTGAAATCATGCAGGAATCGCGGTTTAAGCTCCCGGCCGTCACTTGCCACTCTATTCCTACTCGGGCACTTTTGGTGCCCTTGTAGGCCCAGAGCCGGAATGAGTGGTTGATCTAGCTATTCAGGATCATGCGGAAATCAACCAATTCCGTCATGACCGGCGATTTCCCTTGCTCGACGAGGCCCATAGTAGTATCGTTCGGGTGGCATAGGGGTATGTGGATATTGTTATGTCTAGTCGCCTGAGGTGAGGGGATTCGAATGGTCGGCTATCTACTGCTGTCCTTCCTGCTGGGAATCTCCTTCACGATCGCATCAGCCTTTGCAGTCCTTCAGGTCCTCTCGAGGTTCAAACTACTTAGAAACATACAGAGGGATGTCGATGTCGACAAGCGTCTATTGGAATGTGAGGCAGCGATCAATCATATCGCTCTCAAGGTGAGTGAGGTTAGCAACACCCATCTCCAGTCTTCTCCCCCAGGGAAAGACCCTGAACTCTACGACGTCGCAGCGGAATCCATCGGCAGGGATTCATAGTTTATAGTTTGTCATCTATGGAACGTGAGTGATGACACACCATACGAATCACGAAACCCCAAGTGACGGGGGTGGGGTGGGGGTGGACATCCGCTCTATAAATTTTCCCCCCTCCCGAGTTTTCCCATCGACCTTCTGGATGGAGTCCTCTCGACGCATGATCTATGGTCGGACCTGACTTCTATGCCGACAGACGGATCTCAAGGGACTCGGTCCTATCGAAGGGGCATCGGCATCGGTGGAGTCCTTGGGGTGTGGCGACAGGGTTGATGAAGAGAAAGCGGATCGCGGCATGGAGGTTCTGTCTGGATCCGGAGTGTGATGCCGTCGAGTACCGCAGGAAGGAACGGAGACGTGCCCCAAGGCCATAAGAATCAGAAGAAGATCCCGAGTGATCCGCTGGTGAAAGCGGAGATGGAGCACGCGGTCAAGGCTGCGGAGCTTGCGGACATCGTGCCGCCCGGGCAGGTCCGCAAGCGCAGGAAGCCACGCACTGGGAGGGAGGGATACAAGGGGAAGATCGTCGAGGATCGTCGGGAGACGGATCCCAGGGGGTCCCTCTCGTTTGAGACGCTCGCGAAGGTCGAGACCCTCCGGCTCGTGAACGGCCGGTACATGTCGATGTCTCGGGCGCAGGCTGTCAAGCGGGTGGTGAGGCGTATCAGGCTCCTCATGGGGGTGGACTCCCCACCGAATGCCGTGCTCAAGTGGTGGGTCTCAGAGATGGTCGCGAATCTCGAGGAGGATTCGGGCGTCGTGCGCCTGGGAGCCCTCCGGGTGCTCGCTGAGGCTATCGGGCTGCTCCGGCCGGGTGTGGGGCTCATGACCAGGGCCCAAGCCCCGAGCTGGATCCCCAAGGTGACGTTCAAGACCATTCCTCCCAAGCAGAAACTCGCCCATGCCTCCGGCGTCCAGAAGCTCGCGAACCTGGAGCTTGCAGAGAAGGGGCCGCCCGCTGTGCCGGTCGAGACCGTCCCGGCCGTCATCGTCCCGCCGCCACCGTCTGCACCTCCCAAGCCACTCGCCATGAACAACGTCGTGAAGTTCTCCCAGTCGAACAACCCCGACGATTGGTCGACCTCTGGAAACGCCGGAGCCGTCACCGTGCAGCCGTGACCGAACCGCTCGTCGTCCCGGACGGGCAAATAGAGTACGATCTCTACCCTCATCAGTACCGGGCCCAGGAACTCGCATCCCTCTTCCCGATCTTCGTCCTCTCCGGCGGCGTCCGAAACGGAAAGACGCGGGCGGCTATCTGCTGGTGCATGAGTCGCTCCGGTTGGGGGCCGTTCGGCAAGCTGCCCCCGCCGGATAAACCCCGCATCGGCTGGATCGTCGTCCCCACCATCACTCCCATGTGGGAACACGTCCGTCCGGAATGGGAGATGATGTGGGGCTTCAAGGATTCCGGCGGCCTCATCATCGACCAGAAGCTCGCGCCGCAGCACTCGTACACCGTCATGTGCCCGGACGGCGGGGAGATGGTCTGGTACGTGAAAAGCGCCGAACATCCCGACCGCCTCCGCGCTGCGTCGATCTGGGCGGCTTGGCTGACCGAAGCCGCGATGAACGAAGAGGCCGTCTACTCCATCGTCCAGCAGCGCGTCATCGCCGCTGGCGGGTCCCTTTTCATGGAGTCGTCGTCCTTCGGAATCAACTGGTTCGTCAAGCGCGTGAAACGCCGCGCCTCGCACTACGAAGACTGGAGCCCGACGAAACGCGGCGGCATTCCCAGAGTCGTCAAGGACGACACTCTCGACAAGCGCATCGCCGTCATCCACGGCGTGCCCATCGAAGCGAACGAGTCGATCGACCGTGAGGCCATCGCCGGGATTCGCGCCGACGCTTCGACCGAAGAGGCACGCCGCGAGTACGACGGCGAAGACTTCGCCTACAGCGGCCTCATCTGGAAAGCATTCGATCCAGACAAGCACGTCCTGAAACATCACCCTACCGAAGATGACCTCGACGGCGCGGAGATCCTGGCCGGGATGGACTTCGGGTGGGAACATCCGTTCGCCCACCTCTGGGTCGCCCGCAAAGGGAAAACCTACCTCGTGCTCGACGAGTACCGAGAGAGTGCCCGCGTGCTGAAGGACCACGCCGCCGCGCTCCACCGGAGCGAGTACAACTCGTTCGTGACGTGGCGCTATCGTGACCCCTCCGGCGTCCAGGCCGCCGCCGAGATGACCGACTACAAGATCGGATCGACGAACGCGGACAATGACGTCGACCTCGGGTGTAACGCCGTCGCCCAAGCGTTCGAGAGCGGGAATCTCATCATCTCCCCTCGCTGCGAAAAGCTGATCGACGAGATCGGCGGCTTCCACCGCGACGAGAAGACAGGGAAAATCGTGAAGATCAAGGACGACCTCTGCGACTGCCTCCGCTACATCATCTATTCCGACAAGCTCTCCGGGGGTCCGATGAATCTCCCGCACTACTCGCCCGATCCGGTGAGCGGACACATGAAGCTCCAGAGCGACGACCCGGAGCTCCTGGAAAGCCTTGGCGCGGATGACACCATTCCGCTCGCGGACGGGATCGGCGGGGTGGAGGACGATTCTTCCGGCGAGATCATATGACGAAATACCCATATAAATATGCTTGTATATTTGTTGGGCTCGGGCTATGCTCCTTTGTGTGAGGGCTGCCGCTGGATTTCGGTGGGTACGCTGCCGGAAGTGCTCAGAGCAGTACGAGGTGGCAGTGAACCCGTGGAATCCCAGTCTCTCGGGTTGTGTCATCCGCGTGGGCCCAGGCGGAAAGTGTGGCGGCATACTCGAGGCGGTGAAATCCGCCGGGCCGATCAAGCCGAAGATGGTGGGGGAATTCGCCAGCCCAGACGAAAAGAACGAACTCGACGCCTTTTTGTCGAAGACCGATCTCTTAGGAGAAAAGTGACATGCCCGACGCCGAACTCCCCGTAGGGATGCAGGCTGGCCCCTCGCCTGAACCCCAGATCCCCGAGCAGCTCGTCGACGAGATGGGCGTCCAGAATCCCGTCTACGACGTGTCGAAGTTCGTGAAGTACCGCTACTACAAGTGCCAGCGGTGCGGCAAGAAGGAGTTCGCGGGCGCAATGGACATGGAGGAGTACGTCGATTGCCCATGCGTCGCCGGTCCTGTCGACCCGAAGACCAAGAAGACGCCCCACGGCCAGATGAAGCTGCTCGTCTACGTCTCCCGGCGCGACAAGCTGCCGATGACGACCGAGGATTACGAGGAGGCGAAGCTACAGAAATGAAGATCGAACGACGCGGATTTCTTGGCGGCATCCTCGGTCTGTTCGGCGCAGCCGCCGTCCAGCCGGAAGCCGCCGCCGCTCCGAAGCTCGAGCCGAAACCGGAACCCAAGCAGGAGTCGAGCGTCGAGTTCTGGATCGGCGTGGCCGCGCAGGAGTGTTTCGATCGGGATCTCAAACCCCTCATCGAACAGTGGCTCCTCGACAGCGTCCGGTGGAAGAAATATCGTCGGGCGAAGTTCATGCTCGATGGGCCGATGGACGGTGGGTACTACCTGACCGTGACGTCTCTATCGCCGAAGGAACTCGAACTTGGAAAAGATCATGCGGTAGGGGCTATCAAAATGAAGCTCCTGACCGGCGAGCTCACTTTCATGGAAGTCCTCTCGACGTGCAAGCGGTTCACCGACGACCAGAAGTACGTGACGCTTCAGCGCGGCCGGGTCCGCGTTGTCAACGACGTTTTCTTCAACCGGAAGGAGAATGACTGATGCCGACCATCGAGTGCCATACCTGCGGGCATAGCGGCCTGCTGGCGGAAGAGAAGTGCAACCGGTGCGGGTCCATCGACCACATCCTCGCGGCGCATGAGGCCGAGAAGTCTGCGATCCGCGCTGAGGCTGAGGCAAAGGCCGCCACCGCGCCCGCAGCCCCCAAGGAGTAGCCTTGCCGATCTACGTTTTCGCCTGCGAAGCGTACCACCGCGAGGAAAAATTCCTTCGCATGGATGAGCGGGACACTCCCCAAAAGTGTTCCGTGTGCGCCAAGCCGTCGAAACGGAAGTTCGTCCCGTTCGGCATCACCACCGAACACGCATCGAAGCAGCTCTACGAATTCGAGCGCGAGAAGTGGGCGCTCGCGACGGGGGAAAAGCATCAGACCGCTGGCGACGTCGAGAAGTGGGCCTTGGAGAGAGGAAAGACGATCCTGTCCCCTGGGGAGACGGTGAAGAAAAGCGAAAACCTCCCAAGCGACCGCGAGATCGAGAAGGCGCTCAACAAGGTCTACAGCGAGAACCATTCGCTTGGAGACGTCGGATGAACCAGCCCAACGGACACACCGCACGACTCACGCAACGGATGGCGAAGTGCTCGAATCCGGTGTGTGAATTCTTCGAGAAGGAAGCTCTCTTCAAGGAAGTGAAGTTCCTACAGATCGTCACGGACGTTCTACGCCCTGGTGAGTTCGCGCCTATCGCCGTCGCTGCAAAATACTTCTGCATGTGCGGCTGGATCTTCACGCCGATACACCCCGACACGAACAAGCCCGGCACCGTCTCGCCTGAAGAAGACCTGGAGAGCGGAAAGACCGGGAGGATTGGGACGTAGGCCATGGGAGACGAGGTACGCTACGACAGTCCTCAGACGAAAAACGGCGCGGGCGCTCGCCTCGAGCCGATGCTGGATACCGGCGACCGCGACGACGGGTACTACGTCAAGCGGACCCAGGCGAAGCTCGATTTGATGAGAGCGGACCGCCGCCAGTATGACGGCAACTGGGACAGGCACCGCCGGTACTACGGCGGGGACCACTGGTTCAACAAGCAGCGCCCATCCTACAAGGCCCGCCCCGCCCCGAACTACGTGTTCGCGGACATCGAGACCATCATCCCGATCATGACGGACAGCCGCCCCGCCATCAACATCCTCGCGAAAGAGGAGAAGTACGCGTCGTCGGCGGATCTCATGCAGGATGCCGTCCGCGCCGTCTTCGCGAAGAACAAGATGGCGACCCGGGAAGTGTACGTCCTGAAGGACGCGCACATTTACGGGACCGGGATCACGAAGCAGTCCTACGACCCGAAAGCCAAGTGCATCAGGATTTCGTCCGTCGACACGCGGCATTTCTTCATGGCCCCCGGCCACACGGAATTCGAGACGACCCCGTATTGCGGGATCGCGAGGAACCGTTTCGTCTCGGACATGGAGAGTGACTTCCCGCATCTGAAGGGGAGGATCGGCAAGGGCGTCGGTGTTGTCGACGAGTCGCTCACCCACAAGCCCGTCGAGCCGAACAAGCTGTACGAGCAGGACAAGGCATTCGTCATCAATGCCGATACCGGCGAGATGATGAACGCCTCGGACTCCGGGAGCGAGGATCCGGCCCGGCAGATTGCCACCGAGATCGAGCTTTGGGAGCGGGATCAGAAAGGGCAAGTCTGGCTCACCATCGTCTGCGGCGACCAGCTCGCCCGGCGCTCGAAGTCGCCCTACAAGAACGGACTCCCATCCAATCCTGGCGGCTCGAAGTACCCGTTCGCAAAATGCCTTTGCTATCCGATCAACTCGCAGTTCTGGGGGATGAGCGAGGTCGCCAATCTCGAGAGCCCGCAGGATATGGTCAACCGATCGGAGGCGCAGATTGCGGACCTCGGGCGGCTCTGCACGTCGCCCTACATGCGGATCCACCGCCGGAGCCGCGTGTCCCTCAAAGACATCACGAACCGCATCGCGTCGTTCATCGTGTGGGACGGGGACGTGCCGCCCGACTGGATGCCGCCCCCCGGCGTCGCCTCGGAACTCTTCCGCATCGTCGAGAACTCGAAGTCCCACATGGACAACATGTCGAGCGTCCATGAGGCGAGTCGCGGAGAGCTTCCCTCGGACCGCATTTCCGGCGTTGCCCTCAAGACTCTCCAGAAGGCGACGACCGGCCGCGTTGCCCTCAAGACGCGGATGTTCGAGGAGTACCTGATCGAAGTTGCGGGACAGGTGGTCGACCTCGCCAAGCAGTACTACCACAACACGACGATCCGCGTGGGACGAAAGTACCGCAAGATCAACGTGCAGGATCCGAAGACTGGCGCTGTCGATCCGAAGACAGACGTCTCGAACGCCGACTACGAAATCGAAATCGGCGTCGGGTCCACCCTTCCCGTCGACAAGGGCGTCCGCTTCGAGCAGGCGTCCCAGCTATTCGTCAACGGAGCCATTTCTCGGAAGACGTTTCTCAAGAGAACGGGGTGGACAGAGGATGAAGTGCAGAAGGCTCTCGAAGAACTCAAGCAGGAAAAGCTCGAAGACGCCCAGCAGCAGATCCAGCTCGAGGCCCTCTCGGCGGCCGAGCAAGCGGCCTCAGCCCCGGAAGCGATGGGGGTCGCGCCCGCTGCTCCTGGCGGTGCTGGGGCTCCGGCTCCTGCGCCTCCTGGTCCTCAGGCACCGGCCGCTGGCGGCGGCGATGAGGTCGACGGCCTCATGAACGAGATCTCTGAACTCGAGGGAGCTGCCTAGTGCATTATTCGTTTGACAGCGCCCTCGCATCCGGGTATATGCTAATATATCCATATACACATGCATTGATGGAGTGAACTATGCCCAACGGTTATGAGAATCCGGCCTACTCTGGAACTGGCGGCGACCAGTCCCGCCCGAAGTCCGCAGGTGGAAGCAAGGGCGGTGCGTACGACAACGCGCCGAACTCCACGAAGGCGAAGACTGACGGCGAGAAGGCCAAGCCCGCCGGTCATTCCGCTCCGTCGAGCGGTTACGACAACGTCGGGAAGGACGGGGACTTCAGCTTCAAGGGCACGCCGAAGAAGCGGTCCCCGAACATCTGATGGTGGCGTTCGAAGCCCTGTTCGTCGCCGTCTGTGTCATGACGCTGGTGAACTTGGCGATGCTGGGGATCAACGTGAAGCTGACGACTGAGATCCTGAAGAACCTGCTCCAGGCCAAGCTGAAGGACAAGTAGATGGGCGATCCCGTTCGCGATCAGTTCGGATCCCAGACGGCGTTTCTCGACGCTGCGGCGGGTGGAGCGGATCAGGTCATCGTTGCGGCGGTGGCCGGGAAGCGGATCTACGTCGACCTCATCACCTTCACGAACGGCACGGCGGTCTGCACCGCCAAGCTCCAGTCCGACACCACCCAGATCGGGCCGGTACAGGCGTTCGCGATCGGCGGCAACCTGGTGATGCAGCAGCCGGACCTGAGGACCGCCATCGGTCAGGGCCTCAAGGTGACGACGGTCGGGGCCGGTGCAGTACTGGGCATCTTTGTCAGATTCCATACGGAGCCTTAAAAGGCCCAGCGACGCCTAAACCCGGCAACGACGCCGGGAGGGTTGAACCCGCTGGGAAGCCATAGGAGACGGCCATGATCGGACGCTACAACTTCGCGAACAAGGGGACCGGCGGCCCCGGACAGACCCGCATCGGCAACGGCGACAACTGCGCGGCGGTGTCGACCATCGCGCTCGCCATCGACAAGTTCTGGGCGTGCCCGATCCTCCTCCCGGCGGGCCGTCTCTCCAAGATCGGCTACGAAGTGTCGGGCGCGGGCGGCGCGGGCTGCAAGAGCCGTCTCGCTCTCTGCGGACCCATCACCAAGACCGGGATCGTCTACCCGGGCCAGCTTCTCCTGGAAACTGCCGAAGCCGACGCCACGGCGACGGGCCTGAAGGAAGACTCGATCACGCTCGACGTCGACGAAGGGATGTACTGGATGGTCCTGTGGTCGGGCGGCGGCACTCTGGCGACCTTCCGTGGCACTCCGCTCGCCGGGCTGCCCAGCCTTGTCGGCTACACGTCGACCCCCGCTCCGATCTCGATGATCTCGGCGGCGAAGACGTACTCCTCGTCCGGTTTCGCGGCGAACGGCTTCCTGACGACCAGCAACGCTTTCCCGTCGGCTTCGCCCACGCAGGAAGTCGGCATCCCGCCCCTGGTGTGGGTCGCCTACTCGAAGTAAGCGGAGGCTGATATGAAACCTGGATTCATCAAGAAGGGGGTCAGTCGTCCGACCAACAACGGTCGGCGTGGCGCTCCTTCGCGTAGGCTCTTTGGCCTTGCGCATAGGCCCACGGCGGGCGATGCCCCCGGGTCGGACAAGGGTGCCCCAAGGCGTGGACTTGCTGGCCTCGCGATGGCCGAGAAGATGAACACCGCTGCCCCGGAGCCCAAGGCGGGGGGCGGTCGCCCGGTGAGCCCGGGGCGTGTTTCCGCTCTTTTGCGGTTCAGGAAGGGAGGCAATCGTGCCGGATCCGAATAACGAGATGCCCGCCCCCCCTTCAACGGAAGGCGCGGTGAGCGACCTCGACGAAAACCAGGACGGCACGGTGTCTCTGGCCGAGATTGCCGACGCGATCGGTGCCTTCGTTGAAGGTGGAGACATCCCGCCAGAGGCGGCGGCCGATCTCTCCAAGGCCCAGGAACTCATCGAGAAGTGGTCGACGCGAGAGGAAGTCGGAGCCCTTGACGACGCAGAACAGGAGCCTGCACCGCCCGTGAGTGGTGGGGACGAGCAGGCTCCTTAGAAATATTGGTCGGGGGTGGTCCCCGGCCGTGGCATTGAACACGGAGGCTTTTCATGCCGAATCCTGGAGACGAGGAACTCGACCTGGAATCCATCGGCAGCGAAATCGACGCCGAGACTTCCGACCCTGCCGCTGGCGCGGAACAGGAAGAAGTCGTCGATCCCGCCGCTGATGAGACGACCCAGGACGCAGAAGCCGAGTCCGAAGGCAAGGGCGAGAAGCCCGAAGGGGCGTCGTCCGATTCCAGCGAGATCGAAGTGGCTGGCCGGAAGTACAAGGATCAGGCCGCGCTCATGCGTGCGCACGATCACGTCTACCGCCAGCTCTCCAAGATCGAGAAGGAACGGTCGAGCGAGCGAAAGGAACTGGAGCAGTTCCGCAGTCTGACGAAGCTCTGGCAGGAACACCCGGATCTCTTCAAGTCCTTGAAGTCGGCGGAAGCCAAGTACTTCGAGGCTCGAGAGGCGGGCGCGACCCACGCCGAAGCGAAAGCCGTCAGCCGCACCTCCAACGTCCCTCACGAGGTCATGCAGCAGCTCAAGGAGCTGCGTGAGTGGAAGCAGTCTCGCGAACTCAGAGAGCAGGCGGAAGAGGCCAAGGCAGAAGAGGCCCGCCTGAATGGCGAGTTCACGAACCTGCGGGCGAAGTACAAGCTGGACGATGCGGCGGTTGATGCCGTGTCTGCGATCATGCTCGAACGTGCCGAAGCGGGCGAGGAAATCTCTTCGCAGTACGCCTACGAGATCATGCTCGTGAGGCAGAACCGCATGGCCCGCACGGAACTGGAGCGGACGCGAGCGGCAGCCGACACCGGATCGACCGGCGGTTCTAGCCCCAAGGTTCCGAGGAAGTCCACCGACACCATGACCGACGCCGAGTTCAATGCCGAGATGGAGCGACAGCTCCAGAATCTCCCGGATTGAACCCAGAGGGCTTAGCCCACTGGAGAGAGGTGTTCCATGGCTCTGTCGATTGTCGACAAAGCATCCTTTACCACGACGTTCATCATCCCTCGCGCTGTCCAGAACTTCTTCAAGTCCAACGCCATGTGGTTCCGGGCCAAGAAGAGGGGCCAGCGGTTTGACGGCGGTCAGCAGATCGAAGCGCCGATCTTCTTCGACAAGTTCGTCTCCGGCGGCGCGTTCGAGGACCGCGACGCCCTGACCGTCACGAACAACCAGGTTGTGACGTCGGCCGTCTACCAGCTCCGCGAGTACTTCGTGCCGATCTCCGTGTCGGACCGCGACATGGCGATCAACAGCGGGAAGGCGGCGGTTCTGTCCTTCGTCAAGCAGAAGATCAATCACGGTCGGGACCAGATCGCGGACATCCTGGGAACCGATTCCCAGGCGTCGAACGCGGGCGGCAAGGAGCTCGAGGGTCTGGGTCTCGCCATGTCGACGTCCTCCACGCTGGGAGCCGTCGCCCCGGCTGACGCGGTTATCTGGAAGGCGAACATCCTGGCGGCTTCGGCCAACATCATGACGATCCTGAAGCTCCAGACGGTGCTCGGCCAGTGCACGTTCGGGGCCAGCCGTCCCACGCTGATCATCTCGAACCAGAGCTGCTACGACAAGTTCTCGACGTTCGGGGACTCCGTCCAGCGGATCGTGGACACGGACATGGCGAGCGTGGGCATTGCCCAGCTCAACTTCCGTGGCATCCCCTGGGTGGTGGACTCGCACTCGCCGGGCACGAACACCGGCGGCTCGACGGACAACGTCGTCGAGTTCCTGAACGAGGAGTACATGCAGCTCTGGACGGCGAAGGGCTGGGACTTCAAGCAGGAGCAGATGGCTCGCGTCTCGACTGAAGCCGTCCAGCGGTGGATGGTCTGGTGGAAGGGCAATTGGTCCTACCACAGCCGCCGCCATCTGGGCGAGCTGACGTCGATCGACCCCGCGCTGTAAACCATGGCTTCAACGGGGAGGAGGGTCAGGCAACTGGCCCTCCTCCTCATCCTGAGGGGTGTGACGGTGGAATTGGTGGAGTCGGACGCCGAAAAGAAGGCGGCTTTCGAGGAGATCAACCCTCGGAAGCATGAGCCTGAAGAGCCGTACTCCATCCTCACCGGCAATACCCCCACGGCCAACCCTTCCGGCTACGAAGACTTGATGGGGAAGGGGCGGCAGGCAGTCCAAGATCAGATCTACGTCTCCATCTTGCAGGGGACTCTCGCGACTGGCGGGATCTACCAGTTCGCAGACGGAACGGTACTATTCCCGTCCGTCACGTTCAACAGGGAAATCACGACCGGCCGCTACCGGATCGGTACGAACAACGTCGGGGAGTCAGTCGGCGGCATTCTCAAGTACGACTGGGACGCCAGCCGGATGAAGCTGGCATCCGGCTACCATCTTGATGTCACGGAGCTTGATTCCACCGGCTCCGGTGGCCTTGTCTTCATTACGAGCGGCGTAGGGTTTCAGGGAAGACTGACAACCGATGTTGGATCTTTCCAGTGGACTGGTGCGAGTCTCGTTCTTGGATTCACGAGTCTAGATGGAAACATTTCGATCTACAACAATAGCAGCTACCAGGTCAGTCTCTACTACGATGCCACGAAAGGCGCGGACTTCCAGGTCAAGTCAGACGGCAATCTCTACATCTATCCGAATGACATCGGAGTTCCTGCCACCGGAAAGGCGATCTTCAATCACTTCTCCGGGAACATCGCGGTAGAGCTTCAGTCGCCCGTTGCGAAGAACGCTTCGCTGATCTTCTCATCGGTGACTACGCCCAAATGGACGGCGTACCGTGAAGCGACCACGCATGATTTCAAGATCGACAACGCGTCGGCCACGGTGTTGACGCTCTATCAGACCACCAAAGACGTGTCCTTCGGCACGGGGAACTTCTACTGGGATAGCGGGAATATCCGCCTTGGGATCGGCATCAACGCCCCCACCCGCAAGCTCCAGATCAAAAGCACTTCAGGCGATGCCCCGGACATGGGTTTCACGAATGCCGTTCCCGTGACGTGGCACATGGGGCTCTACCTCTCTCAGGATTCCTGGGCCGTGGCAAAGACTGGCACCCAGGTCTACATGATCATCGACGGCAACACGCTTGCCAATTCAGACGGCAACGTGACCTTCAACACGACCATCACCGCCGGGACCAGCGGCCTGTTCCGCTTCAACATTCGCGGAGCCCCCGTAACTACGGACATCACCAAGCAGCCGACGTCCCTGCATCTTGATGTCACGTCCTACAACAGCGGGGACGCGATCATTCGCGCATCCGCCCTGACGGCTACTGGGAACCTCACCGGCATCTCCCTCACGGCTTCTCCGTCGACCTACTTCGTCCAGTCCTTCGGGAACAACGCGACGGGATCCGCGACCGCTGATTGCATCATGGAGTTGGCGACGACCTCGACTGGCGGGAGTCCATACTTCCGCAGCTTGATCAACACGGTGACGGCGTGGGCTTTTGGGGCGAACAATGCCGATAGCCAGAAGTTCATGATCGCCAATAACTCAGGCGGCACGTTCGCCTCTAACAAGTATTTCACGATCCTGACCTCGAGCGGCAGTCCTGCCGGGGCTGTCGGCATCAACACGACCACGCCTCGCACTCAGCTCGATGTCATCAATGCCGGTTCCGCGCAGGCACGGTTCACCTACACGGATAACTCCGTCTATAGCGAGTTCACGACGGACTCCAGCGGCAACCTGTTCTTCGCGTCCACGGGCGGAAAGTTCTGCTACAACGGCGCCCCGTCTACCAGCTTTGGGGCGCTTCAGGTAGTCAACAGCAGCACGTACAACAGCGAATCGGCGGTGGCACTCTCCCTCAGAAACACGTCGACCTCACCGAACAAGATCGTCAACATGGGGTACGACAACGCAAACGATATCGGCTTCATCTACTGCCTGCATTCAGGTACGGCAGTCAAGCCGTTCATGATCAACACGACGGCCCTCGGCGTCAACACCATCACCCCTCGCAAGATGCTGGACGTTCTGAACGCGGCGGCTCTCCAGATTCGCGCTACGAATACGGACAATTCCAAATATGTAGAAATGGGGCATGACGGCACGGACGGCTCCCTTAACGCCGTAACGGGGGATCTGAAGCTGCTCGCCTCTGGAAACATCCGATTTGGGACGTTCACCGCTCTTGGCGCTGAGGTCTTGACTGGGTACATCACGATCAAGGATGCAGGCGGAACCACTCGCAAGGTTGCTGTGATTGCATAGAACGACGCATTGACGAACTTTATTTGAAATGGGTGAAACATGAAGATCATCGAAGTTCCGGCCACGGTGACGGTGAAGCCGATCACGACGCAGAAGGGCGAGGACAAGGCGATCCCGTTCAAGGAGTTCCTGGGACTCCACCTGGACGCCTATGGAAACATCAAGACGCCGAAGCAGGTCCGCCAGCTCGGGAAGCTCTTCGACGCGATCGAGGCTGGCAACGGCACGATCTCGATTGAGGATGCCGACTACGACCTACTCAAGGCGGCGCTCGAAGAGATCAAGTACATCCCCGGCGTCGCTCGCCAGATGGTGAGTTACTACGACGCCGTGGACAAGGCGCAGGAAGTGAAGAAATAGCTATGGGTGAGACAGGATCGGATCCCGCCAACACGAAAGTGACGGTCCCTAAGGAAGCGCCCTGGTGGGTAGCTGTGGCGTTCAAGTTCATCGCTCTCTTGGGCGTCCCCTGCGTGGTCCTCAGTTTCTATATGTACAAGGACTACAAGTTTGAGGATCGCAGGCTACAGGTTGAGCAGCAGCGCAACTCCGTGCAGGAGAAAACAAACGTCCTTCTGGAGCGGTTTGAGAAGGTGCTCTACCGCGTCGAGAAGAAGCTGCCAGACGAGAACAGGTAGGAGTCTTTCATGGCGACGCTGAGATCGGACCTCCGGACGGAGACACGCTCTCTCATCAACGAGCCGGTAGAGCGGGCGGTTCTTGATACCGACTTGAACCGCTGGTTGACGGCGGCGGTGCGCGACTTCACAAGCCGCGTCCAGCAGTATGAGCGGATCGTGGCGCTTGGGGTCACGGCGAACAAGGGGGATTACAGCCTTCCCACCGACATCCTGAAGCTGAACATGCTCCGCTTCCAGGAGAAGTATCGGGTGGAGGTGGTCGACTATTCGAAGTGGGCGGCATCGACTTTCTACAACGCGAATCCCATCGGGATCCCTTCCGTAGCGGTCCTCTCGCCACACGACAAGATCCTGCGCCTCTACGCGCCGCCCAGCGTGACGTCCCCGGCGACCACGCTTTCCGGGGCTCACAACAGTTCCGTGACGACGCTTACGGTGGCGTCGACCACGGGATTCCCGAAGTCCGGGTACCTGCTCCTGGCGGGTGGTGAGCAGGTCCACTACGAGAACATCAGCTCGACCCAATTCCTCCTCTGCCGTCGCGGGGATGCGGACACCACGCCCGGGACTTACGTGGGCGGCGAGGCCGTGACGGAAGGGCGAGCTGTGCTCTTCACCTGCGCGATTCCGCCGGAACTGACCGACGACATCACGGCGATCAAGTTCCCGGATGCGTGGATGCAGGCCCTTCCGATGTTCATGTCTTGGCGCTCGGAGCTCAAGCGCCAGCGCCAGAAGGAAGCGGACTTCTTCCGCTCCGAGTACATGAGGATCCGGGAGGAAGCTGCGGCCGAACTCTTCTGGAAGGCGAACGACGGAAGCCCCGCCGTCCACGATGAGGAGTCTATGGGCTGGTACGGGCAGACCTGATGAAGACACTGACGATCTCTGGGCAGGACTTCCAGCAGGGCCTCATTACGAGCCGCCCTAGTCATACCCTGCCCTACGGCGGTGCCGAGTACGTCAAGAACGTCGACTTCTCGCGCAGGAGCGGGCGCATCATCAAGCGCAAGGGAATCCAGTCCTACTTCGCGTCGATCGGAGCGGGCTCTATTTGCGGCCTCTTCCAGTTCGTGAAGACGACTGGCACGAAGTGGGACATCTTCGCGGCCGGAAGCACGGTCTATTCCGTGACCGGGGGCGTCGCCACGGCCCGTCACGCTGGGTCGATGGCCGGAAAGAACGTCAACTTCGTCATGCTCCAGAACCGCCTCCTCATGGTGAGCGAGACCGAGAGCACGATGAAGTGGGACGGGATTACCGCGAGCTTCGCGTTGCTCCTGGGCTCCCCTCCGGCGAACGGCAAGTTCATCTGCGTGTGGCAGAACCGGGTATGGATTGCCAACACGTCGGCCGGGAAGAGCCGCGTCCACTACTCGAACGATGGGAACGCAGAAGACTGGACCACGGCCGGGGCCGCAGGTTTCATCGACATCAACATCGACGACGGCGACGAGATTACGGGGATGCTCCCGGTGGGAGCGAGCCTCTACGTCTTCAAGAACCGCTCCATCTACCGGATCACGGGCACCAAGCCCGACAACTTCACGCCGCTTCCGGTCATCCTGAACCGTGGCTGCGTCTCTCCTCGCAGCCTTCTCTCGATGGGCAGTTTTATCGTCTACATGAGCCAGTACGGGATTCACTCTCTGGCGAACGACGTGGACGGCTTCCTTTCGGACGACATCCAGTTCGACATCGAGGATCTCTCGGCGGCGGTGAAACTCGGGGCCGCCGCCGGAAAGTCGAAGAGCAACTATATCCTGGCGATCGACACGGACGCGGATGGAAAGAATGACAGCGCCTACGTACTCGACGTCGTGAACGGGACATGGACCTTCTACAACCCGGTCAAGGCCGCCGTCTTCTTCACCTACGATGACGGCACCCTCATTTCTGGCGCGAGCGACTTCATCATGCTCCGGCAGCACGACAGCGGGGAGGACGACCAGGGCTCTGCCATCGACATGATCTGGCGTTCCGGCAAGATCGGAATGGACGACTTCACGGCCATCAAGCGGTGGCAAGACGTTTTCTGGAACGCGAAGCCCATCACCGGGAAGACGCTCACGACAAGAATGCGTGTGGACGGCGTTCAGGTCGACGAGTCGAGCGATTCCCTCACGGCCCACCAGATCAGCGGCACCGATGAGGATATTAAGATCATCGGGAAGGACGGCGTCCAGGCGAGCTATGGGCGGTTCATCCAAGTTGAGTTCCGGAACAACGAATTGGCGGCCCCTGTTGAGATCAGCGAGTTGAGCGTGGCGGCGGAACTGACTCCGCGTCAGCAGCTCCCGACATAGAAAAGGAGGATTTTATGAGCATTGGCAAGTTGATTAAGAGGATCAAGAAGAAGGTGCTCAAGGTTGTGGACCCCCTTGGGTCAAAGCTCGGCGTCCACGACGCGATCTTGGGAAAGGACGGGAAGGGCGGGAAGCCTCTTGATCCCGGCCTCGACGTCTTCGGAAACAAGAAGCAGAAGGACGAATACTACCAGAAGGCCATGGGCGAGGAGCAGGGGAAGTACCGGAGCGCCCCGGATGACGCCTATGCCCAGGCGAAGGCCGATGCCCAGAAGGCTGGTACGTGGGCTGACACCCGCGAAGCCGATGCAAGCGCCCATGGAGAAGGATCGGCGCGTGCCCGAGGGATGCAGTCGGCGTCGATGGCTCGCATCAACCTGCTCCGGCAGCAACTCGGATTGCCGTCGGCGGAAGGGGACACGGCTCCCTCCGATACGCCCCCGTCTCTCACTCCTTCGGCAGGGCAGTCGGCGCAAATGGCAAATTGGACGAGCCGCCTCGAGAATAGCGCGACCAGCGCTGGGGCTCGCAGGAAACTACAGATACGACTCGATGCGCTCCGCTCCAGGCTCAAGATGCCGTCGACGACCATCCAGCCGAAGGCCGTTGTTCCGCCCGCAGCGATTGCATAGACCGGAGGAATCATGGCGATGGTCGACGATAGCGGCTCTGGTGGCGGCGGCTCCTCTGCCGCCGGTCTAGTCCAGGCCGGTGGCGGTGGCGTTTCCGCGCTTGCCGGTGCATTGCTCGGGATGCGAGCCCAGAAGAAGGCGGCAGAGATCGACAAGATCCGGCGTCAGATGCGCCGGAAGGACTATCTCGACCAGGTGAACGAATCTCTCGTCAATGAGGGCGAGGGAGATAAGGATTTCGATCAGGGCTTGGGCGATGCCAAGAGCGAGTTGTCCGCGCACGGCCTTGCTGAGTCGAGCGCAAAGAATCATCTTGTGGAGCAGGCGAAGCACCAAAACATGCTGCGGACCTACGCCCTGCGAAAGCATCGTGCGGACCTGAAGTACGGGTGGGAGAAGGCAGAGCAGGTCGACAAGCTCCAGCGAGACATCACCCGCATTCAGCAGCAAAACGCGATGATCACTGCGGGGATCGACACCCTTACCAGTGTCGGCTCGATGGCCGCTATGTGCGATCGGGCAATCAAGCGCGACTTCGGGAAGATCGACCCGCACGAAATCCTGAAGAGGGTCATGGACCTTCCGATTACGACGTGGCGCTACGAGTGGGAAACGAACGGAGAGCGGCACTTGGGGCCGATGGCGCAGGACTGGCGCGACATGCTGGGCTACGGCTCGAAGGCAGACGGGACCCGGATCGACGTGGTCGACGCGCTCGGCGTCGCCCTCACCGCCGTCCAGGCGCTCGGGGACCACGTCGCCACGCTCAACAGCCGCATCCAGAAGCTCGAGGGAAAGGGAAAGGGAAAGTAACATGGCGACGACAGGTGGCGACAACACGGAACATGCCCGCCGCGTGAAGGCGCTCCTGGAGAAGACTCAGGCCGTTCTCCCGAGGATCATGGACGATGCGATCGAGACGGGGGACTTCTCCAAGGTTGAAAAGGCGCAGCAGGCCGTGGCTCGGCTGTCTGAGCTTGGCAATCGCACCTTGGAGTCGATCTCCGGACACCTTCCGGTCACGCTCTCGGGTCCCGATGAGGGCGGCTCTCCTGAAGACCCTGGCGAGCCCACGGTCATGCCGCCCGACGATCCGGCTCCAGAGCCGCAGGGACGGCTCTCTGGGCTCGGAATGCCGGGTGGCAATGAGGGCGATTACTCCGACATCGACTTGGCCCTGGAGAGAGCGAAGAAGATCGACCATCCTAGGGGCAGCCTGTCAGGTTTGGAGGACATCGACAGCACGCTGGCCGACGCGCAGCGCATCAACTCAGGGGAGCCGCCCGATCCGGAGGGTCTCTACCCGGAGGGGGCTGGCACGCTTCTCGAACGCGCCCGGAAGCTGAGGGAGTCGTCCGAAAAACCAGACTTCCAAGTCTCTTCCCGGGAAGAGAATCCGCCTCCAGAGGAGCCCGAGGTGGGTGGTGAGATCCCGCCTCCCTCCGTCAATCCGCTCGAAGGCGAGCAAGAGCCGCCGCCCATCGAGAAGGTTGCGCCCAAGGTAGAGCAGGACTTCGGGGGCAACCCGCTCGCCGTGGCCGACGACATCGAGCGCCATGCCGAACAGCAGGGGGCCAGCGAGTCGGAGCGAGAATTCCTGCGCCGCGTGAAGGCCGAACTCGGGGAGCGCCCGAAAGCGTTCACGATCACCAAGCTCCTTGCCGCCCTCGCTCTCGGGGCCGGGTCCATCGTCGGAGCGTGGCTCACCCACCGCTATAGCGGTCAGGCCCTCGTCGATCTGAGCGAGGATCAGAAGGACTACGACAAGCGCAGGGGTGAGATCGGCCGCGAAGTTTATCACGAAAACAAGGCGCTTTCCCGTGCCCGTGAGAATCAGGCCGCCATGGAAGGGCGTCTCTCGAAGCTCGAACTCGGGCGGGATGCTCGGCAGGAAGCGCAGCTTGCGACACGTAAGGAGCTCGCAGCCAATACCGAAGCGGGCAGGGATTCTCGTCTCTCTACCCAGGAGGCCGGGAAGGGGCAGCGCCTTGACACGCTGGAAGGCGGCCGGAACGCACGGCAGGACAAGCAGATTTCCGCGCAGAAGGATCTCGCTCGCCTCCGTGCGGACCTGCACCCCGAGAAGATGGCCCACTGGAGCGACTCCGACAAGCAGGAGTCGATCCGGCTCCGGCAGGCCATCAACAACATCGACCGGAACATGATGTTCTCGGCGGATCAGCCGGGCGATGAGGCCAAGAAGGGCGATTTCATTCGGCAACTGAACGATCTAATCGAGCGTAACCGTCAGGCAGGGAAATGAACGAGGTCAGCTTCCCCGAGGTCGAGTCGACCATCTCCTTTCCAGAGGTGGAGGCCCCCGCTGTCTCGTTCCCTGAGGTGGAGACGCCTGCCGTGTCGTTTCCGGAGGTCGAGCAGGAGCAGCCGCAGGAGGCCGCCCCCGGCAAGCCTCAAGCTCAGAAGCCCGTCACCCCGGTTGGGGACACCATCGACGCCATCACGAACCAGATGAATTCGTGGTTCGGACAGGACCCGAAGGCCGCTCCCGCTCAGCAGGAGAGGACCATCGGAGGCTTCGCCAAGAACATCCTCCCCAGCATCGGCAAGAACGTCCGGGACATCGGCAAGGGCATTCTCCTGGCCCCGGTCATGGGCGTAAAGGCGGCCTCCGATCTCTACCGGGAGGCGTCCAAGCCCGATCAGCGGTGGAAGAACGAGACCAGCGCCGGGAAGATGCTGAAGGACGTGTTCGGCGGCGCTGTAGAGCAGGTCGGGGACAGCCTGATCGACAAGTACGCCGAGGCGTACTACGACCGCAAGGGCCTGAAGCCTCACGAGCAGGGTGGTCATGGTGCTTGGGTGCCTGACCCAGAGAACCCCGGCCACCTCAAGAAGGACGAAAGCACGGTTTCCGGGGCCATCGGGAGGGCTGCCTATGAGGACCCCATGGGGGTGGCGCTCGACGTGGCTGCTGCGAAGGATATTCTCGCCGCTGGCGGGAAGGCCGTTGGAAAGACCGCTCGGATGGCTGGCGATCTCTCTGCTGCGCGGAAGGCAGAAGCGGCCATGGAGGCGGTGAAGCCGGGGGCCAAGGCCATCGAGGCGGGGCTCGAGGCGACCGCCAAGCCGAACATCGTCCAGCGGGTTGGCGGCGCGATCGAGAAGGGGTCGGAGTTGTTCGACACGGCCGGGAGCCGTGCGGCCCGCGCCGTCTCCGATGCGACCATGAAGGGGCTGAACAAGGTCTCAGGCGGGTGGCTTGGTGCGGCTGATCCGGAGGCCCGCCGTCTCGCCCTGAGACTCAAAGGCGAGGAGGGGGCGCGAGCCGCCGTCAAAGCCGCCGAAGACGAGAGGTCGCTCGTTCCCGCCTACCAATCCCTCTCGAAAGAGGAGATCGCGGCGCTCGAGGAAGTGAAGCGTCTCGGGGACGGAGCGTCTCCCAAGGCGCTCGACGTCGTCCACCAGAACCCCATCGCCATCCAGGCCGCCCAGGACTATGCGGATTACGTGAGCGGCGTCCGGGAAGACTACATGAAGGCGAACGGGCTCAAGAACGATGCTGCCCTGAAAACCCGCGTTGCCGCCCAGTACGCCATCGAAAAGGGCTGGGGAACCAAGCCCGGGGCCCTCAAGAAGGCGGCGGCCGAGATCGACCAGATGAAGCAGTTCAAGCCCACCTACGTTCCGACCCGCGCGGAGGCCGCATCTGGGATGTCCATGGAGAAGGTGCTTGCGGAGCCCAGCACCATCCGGCAGGGGAAGGTTGGATTCCTCGAGCGGTTCAAGGGACAGCAGCCCTTCGCGTCCGATCCCTTCGAGTACATTCCGAAGATGGCGAAGGACTTCCGGAAGACCGAAGGCAACATCCGGTGGCTCCAGCGGATTCAGGATGAGCCGTCCCTCGTCGCGGCCAAGACCGCGAAGGAAGCTCGTGGGCAGGAGCCGATCTTCACCCAGGGGGCCTACAGCAAGTACTTCGACGAGGGCGGGAAGTACAAGGCCCAGGGGATCTTCCAGCGCCAGCTTGTGAACGAGCACGGCGACCGGGCTTTCTCCATGATGCGGACCCCTGCCGTCCAGAAGCGCATCGCCCAGATCAGCAAGATCGTCCCGAACGAGACGGTTGGACGGATCCTGAAGCTGGAGTTCTCGAAGTGGGCGAACGAACCCGGGATGCTTATCCGTGGGTGGGACAAGATCAACAACGTCTTCAAGACCGCCGCCATCAAGTACAACCCGCATTACTACAGCGGGAACGCGGTCGGGGATGCGGTCCTCTCGCTCCTGGCCGGGGTGACGCCCGGTGATCTCCGGCTTGGGGACAAGCTGAAGGAGTTCGCCCCGTTCCAGGCGCGGCGTGCGGCCAGTGTCCATTCAGACGCCTTCACTGGGAGGTTCGGGAAGGCGATGGACTGGATCAACGACGTGGACGCCGCCGGGAAGCGCGGCATCATCACCAAGGAAGTTGCGGCAAAGCTCACGAAGGCCGGGATCTCAAGAGCGGAACTCGAGGCAGAGCTTCAGCGCGTCCTTCCGTCCGTCGAGAAGTACGCCGACGCCCAGGTGGCTCGGAGCCAAGCCCATGAGATCCTCGCCAAGCGCCGGGAGGCGCTGTCGAAGGCAACGGGCCGTGGCAAGGCGGCAGCCCAGGCGAAGTACGATCAGGCCGCAGCGGCAGCGCAGGAGATCGAGAAGACTCTCCCGCAACTCCGCGTGGATGCGGAGCTCGTGCGCCCCGCCATCGAACGGGCGAACCAGTTCTTCGCGGACTATCACGGGCTGGGGCCGATCGAGCAGTACGTCCTCAGACGCATCTACCCGTTCTATGCTTTCAACAAGGCGATGTTCACGCTGGCCGTCAAGCTCCCGGCCGTGGCCCCGAAGATGGGGGCCACCCTCCGGCACTTCGCCGACTACATGATCGCGCAGACGAACGAAGACGACCGCCCCGGGCGGCTCAAGGGGTACACCCAGACTGGATTCAAGGGAGAGGGCGGGAAGCCGGTGTCCGCATCCTTCGAAAGCCTTTCTCCCTTCGGTGGGCTGAAGCCAGGAAGGCTATTGAACGTCGACATCCCCGGATGGATGGATCCGCTCCAGAGTCCTATCGTTGCCGCAGGCTACGGGGCGATGGGCGGGAAGACGGTGTATAGCTCGCCGTACGGCGGTGGAGACGTTGTTCCGTCCAAGGGTGGCAAGGGCTACGAGACTATGCCTGACGGGTCGATCCGAAAGGTTGTTCCGCAGAGCGGGATCCTGGAGACGGCCGGAAAGATGGCCCCCATCCTTCCGCAGCTCGAGAGGGCGATCTTCCCGAACGGTGCTGGGGTGTTCACGCCGGAGGCAGCGAAGAAGCGCGGCACGGATAAGCCTCTCAACACGAAGGACCACCTCGACGCGCTCTTGAGTTCAATCGGCCTGAAGACGGTGACGAAGACCGTTGGCGAAATGAAGCAGGAGAAGATGCCTCAGGTCTACTCCTACGTGCAGGACGCCATCGACGACATCAAGAGGGCGGGCCCGGAGGAAAGACAGAAGAAGGTCCAGCAGCTCCGGACGTGGCTGAAGACAAAGCGGATCGCGGACTAAGGTGACGTGAAAAAGATGCGAACGACCGTCAATGCCCCGAAGACGCCAGCCACGACGAGGAATATGATCCACCCTGAGAGGCGTGCATTCTCACTCAGGAGCTTGGCGATCTTCTGCTTGTCTGTTGCGCTCATACTATTTCACCTTGTTTACGTTTGCCCGGTACGTCTTCAGCACTCCGGTCTTTTTGTCGAACGTCAGGACCAACTCGTCAGCCTGGATATAGACATTCCCGCCGCTACTGAAAGGTACCCCTCGAACCTTGCCGACTTGGTTGGTCTTGTAGACCCACACCTCCACCTCGCCGATCTCCTCCTTCTGGGCAGGAAGCCCCATCAGCGCAACAATATCCTCCCGCCTGTCGTTGCCGAGGCGCTCAGCGAACTCCGTATCCGCCTGACGGAGCTTGTTCTTGGTGGATCCGGAACAGGCGGGACTCAGGAGTACTATCACCGCCAACAGTACGTATCTCACAGGAAACCCTCCCAGCAAAACGAACTATACCTCATGTTTTAAGAAGGGGGAACCATGCGTTGCATTCTTGCATTCCTGATCCTGCTCCCGCTGTGCGGGTGCTCCGTGAACCCGGCGTTCGTCGATCGGATGGACGCCCCGGCAAAGCTGCTCCTTCCGGACCTCCGCAAGGTCTACGAGGGCGGTGCCTTGGACTACACCAAAGAGCAGCGGGAGCGACGTCTCCTTCTCCTGACGGAGTGGGAGAAGACCATCAAGGAAGCCAAGGATTCGATCAAGTAGGGAGGAACTATGCCTATCGACCTGAAAGACCTCGGGAATCAACTCCTGCCCATCCTGAAGGATGGGGTAAGCGACCTCTGGGACGGCCCGGAGGACACAGAATTTCTCAAGCTGATCGCGCAGGACATCGCCAAGCTGACGGCTCAGAAGGTCGCGGGCGATGCGACGGCTGACGGAGAAATCGCCATCCTCGCGGAGGCGGTGCGCCAGAAGGCGATGCAGAAGACCATCCGCCTCAACGGCGTCGGGGAGAAAGTGTTCCACAAGATCATCTCCATCGTCGGGAAACTCGCCCTTGCGATGATCTAGAAAACCTACCTGTTTTGCCCCTCATTTGACCCCCTCGTAGGAGGGGGTTTTCATTGAAGGTTGGAATCGTCTAAGGGAAGTCCTGAATCTCCACGTCAGGAGGCAGGCAAGCATTACAGTAGAAGCCATCTCCGGGGACCATGAAACTTGCCGTCATATTCCCGCAGGACTTGCAGGGCATGATGTCAGGCTTCGCGGAGCCCATATCACAGAGGTTCTTGACCCTCTTGAGATCCTCTAGCGTCAACGGCTTGTCGCTCACGGGTACGTTAGCTATCCAAGCGGCTTGGTTGTCGTCCCACTCCTCCGTTGCGTGGCCAAGCGAACAGGCCACATGCTTCCCAGCGTGGCCTTTCTCTCTGGTGCAAGCGTAGCCTGGACAGAAGCCCTTCGCGGGTCCGAAAGATGGGCAATCCTTGTTGCCCTCGCACCACTCGCAATCGTCCTTGTTCATATTATCCCTCGGACCTAGGCTTTATCTCGGGTTCGACCTGTCCCTTATGTCTGGCGAGCTGCTCCTTGACGGCGATCTCTTCGCACACCAGAGTGCCATTGACGGGATCAATCCAGCACGGCCAAGGCTTCCAGCCATTGATCTCAAGGAACCGCGCCCTGTCGGGGATGTCTTCGTATTCCATGAGCGTATCTCCTCGGAAAGTATCTAGATTGCCGATCGTTTCCTATAGTGGAAACACCATTTTACTGCCGATCTTTTTGCCGATCTCATCGACTGCCTATACGAACTTCATCAAAACGCACCCCACGGCCATCGACGCCGGGAACGCCAGCAGACCACCACCGGGCCCCCATAGGATCATCGCCCCAAGAACGCTTGGGAGGATGAAGAAGGCGAACATGAAGGCTATCTGCTTCCCGATGTCTTCCTTCTTTTCGTCGCTCATCTTTCCCTACTACTGCGTAATGAGTTCCTTGGTCCGCTTCAGCGCGTCGGTGAGCCGCAGCGCCGCGTCCGTCAGCGCCTTCCGATCTTCCGGAGACATCGAGGCCCCCTTGCACAAGCCCTCGACGATCCCGTTCATGCGGAGCTGGAGTTCCAGCGACCTCTCAAAGCACAACTTGGTCTTGGCATCCATTCGTCTACCCCTTATCCGCTGAAACGTCTAAATATGCCCCTATGAACTCTGCCGCAACTTGCGGGACGATGGCATTTCCGTAGGCGCGGAGCTTGCCCACTCGGGCGGGAACCCCATTAGCCACCCGATCCAGTCGGGGTTCGGCTTCCCACTGCCGCCGTACAGCCGCCGAAGCTGGTTGCAGATCGACTCTCCTTCGCGCATCGTGTAGCCCTTCCAGTCCCTTGAGGTCGGAGTCGCCCACTGCAACCCAGTAAAGTCTCTGCCTGCAATGCGGCGAGGCGACGCCCGCAGCGCACAGATCGGCGGCCCCGACTGCATATCCCAAGTCTTCCAGGTCAGTCGATACCCCGGAGAGCCATTGACGTCCATCCGCGCTTGCAACCTGTTCGCCAAAGACGATTGAAGGGCGGCGCTCCGCGATGAGCCGATGAAAAGCGGGCCATAGGTGCCTCTCGTCGCCCAGGCCAGCAGCTTTGCCTGCGACAGAGAAAGGTTGGCAGGGGCAGGAGCCGGTCCAGACTTCTCGGTCTTCGGGCCATCCAGCGAGGCGCAAGGCGAGGGGCCATCCACCGATGCCAGCAAAGAAGTGCGCTTGGGTGAACCCTTCAAGGTCTTCCGCGCTGACATCCTTGATGCTCCTCTCGTCTACCTTCCCGATCGGGATGTGCCCGCCGGCGCCAAGGTTCCGCAGCCAACCGGCCGCGTACCCGTCCCACTCGTTGTAGAAGTTCATAATTCGGTTATAGACAATCGCAAGCCTGCTTTGCGGGATCTTCGGTGCTTAGGCACACGGGGCAGAGCCAGCGGGCGAACTCTTGGCATCCGCAACGATCTGCGGAGCCATCAACACCGATCTCGCCAACTTCGCACGGGCCATCTGAGTGGTAGCCAGCGTCATGGGAGCAGCGCATACACATAATGTCTTTGCTCATTCGGTTGATTGGTCTACTTCTTGTCCTTCTTCTTCCCGATCAACTTCACCTGGAGGTAGAAGCCGTCGTCCTTCAAATCCACGAGCGTCGAAACGAGCTTGGAAACCGTCTCGTACCCGAGGCTCTGATCGCCTTCGATAGTCGTCTCGACCGAAACCCGCGCCTCGACCTTCGGGCATTCCTTCTCAGGTGCCATGCTTTCCTCCGTTAGATAAATCGCTGGTAGGTTCTTTGTCCCATCCACGTGGCAACTCGAATTCCCACTGGCCGTTCAGGTGTCGAAACTGGGCATGGGCCTTGGTGCAGGAGTACACGATTACGTCGCCGACGACGGCCCGCTGCCGCGCCAGTCGCTTGCAGCGGTTCCCGCTCTCCGTTGCCTCGCATCTCGGCCATTTCGTTTTTGTCACGTGAGATCTTGTACCTTTCTCCCGGGCTTCTTCAGTCCCCGGGCGTGCCTCTCTTCCTGCTGCTTCTTCAGGAATTCCGCGTAGCAGACTCCGCAGCACGATCTCCCAGACTTCCACACCCTCCGCGTCTCAGACAGCTTGTGGCCCTTGGCGCAGAACAACCTCGACCGCCGCATGTTCTCCAGGTGCGTCACGGGCTCAAGGTGAGCCGGTCTTACGCATCTACGCACCTTGCACAGATGGTCGATGTCCAGGCCCTCGGGGATAGGCCCAACCAGTAGCTCGTAGGCGAAGCGGTGAGCCATGACGGTCCTAGGCTTCTCCCGGTCGGTCATGGTGTAGATCCCGTAGCCGTTGGACGGGATCCGGCCAGTCCAGAGCCAGCAATCACCGGACTTGTCCACCATCTCCCAGAAGAGGGCTGCCGTGGGCGTACCGGCGCGTCCTAGCGTGTTACACCGAATGCAGCGCCGGTAGCCGTCCGAGGCGATCCTCATGCGATGCTGGGTATAGACCCCACCGCAGTATCGCTTCTTCGTGCCGGTTCCCCGGTATCCTCTCATCTGTCTACTCCCTAGTAGCTCATCCACGCAACAGTTCCAGAAGCCGGTTGCAGGCGGGGGAGTAGTGCGACTTCGGGGTGTCGCTCATCTCCAGGCCCTCCCGCGCCAGCCGCTCCCGCATCTCGTCACGGAGCGCCGCGCCGTTCTTTCGCCACTCATCAATCTGAAGGAGGATCAAATCCTTTTCAGCGTCCTTCTCCGCAAACTCCTTCAGGAACGCCTCCATCGCCGTGTAGTAATCAAGGGTTGGGCCAGCGTTCCAGGCCCGCTTGAATCGCTCTTCGTTTGTCATAGTGTCCTTGTCGTCCGCTAAGAAGCGTCTAACGCGGTCTTGGCGATGCGCCTCAACGGGAGAACGCAGCCGCCATCATGGGCCGTCTCAAGGATCTTCAACATCTCCTCAAGAGCGGCCCGATACCGGCCCTCTCTGGCCTGTTTGTTGGCGATCTTGTCCCACCGTTCGTTATATTTCCGCGTCCTCTCAGCAGCCTTGGCAGCAACTGCCACGGGATCGTGCTGCTTGCAGTAGAGGCCGCCTTCGCCGTGGCCGCGCTTACGGTAGCATTGGTGGATCATGCCGCCGCGCCCCGGCTCACAAACCGATTCGATACAGAGGGAGACATCCTCTTTGTGACCGGCAGGATTCCCGGCCCATGTCCCGTAGATCCTGAGTCCGTCTTTCGTTTTCATAGTATTGGTCATCTATGAAATTGCCGCAGCCTCGACGGGGGTGATGTCCCACGCGGC